GTCACCATTCATTAACTTAACAATCTTTACACCCTTTGATATTGTGTTTTTGTCCATATTACTATTTATTTAAGTTCAACGCTGTGGATTTCGTAATTAAACTCTTCCCCACCGTATATCTTAATCCTTTCTCTAAAATGTGCCAACGTATAATTTTCTTTTTCTTTATACGTTAAATCGTCAGCTATATCATATAATGTAGCTGTACCATCGTTATCCTTTAGTCTTAAACCACGACCAATAGATTGTAAATTTCTTATGCGAGATTTAGAAGGACTAGCAAAAATAATGTTATGCAAGTTCCGTATATTAATTCCGGTTGAGAAAGTGCCGTAAGAAGCCACAATAATGGCGTTATCACTTTTCTCCGTAATTTCTCTAATCTTTTCTCTTTCATCTGCGTCAACTCCTCCGTGTACGTAAAACACTTTTTTATCTGTTGCTTTTTCTTTTATTGATTCGTATAAGTCTTTACCATGTTTTTCAACATACTGAAATAAACACAATGTGTTACCTTGCAAATTGGATGCCAAGTTACGAATAAATTTATTTCTCTTTTCATTAGATACCAAAAAATCCATTTCTTCTTGGTAGTTTTTATCTTTTAAAAAACTTCTAGCCATATCGTCATATTCTAATATCAGACACAATATTTTTAAATCTGCAAGTTGTTTATTTTCTTGTAGTTTACTTGTAGATACAACTTTATTTACAGAACCAAATAGTCCTTCTAATACTAATTTGTGAGTTTTTGTACCATCTAAAGTACCTGTAAGACCTATTTTATATTTACATTTATCTAATTTTGTTAGTATCTTCGTTAATGATATAGCTTTAAATAAGTGTGCCTCATCACCTATTAACATACCATATTGTTCAAACCATTTTTTAGGTTGATTGTAAATAGATTGCCATGTAGATATAACAACTCTTTTGTTTGTATCTTTACCATGTCCTTGATATATTTTATGTACATTTCTTTCACTATTATAACCATAGTCTTTGAAATCTTTAAATAACTGTTCTACTAAAGATGTTGTAGGTACAATAATTAATACTTTATTATTCTTCTTATCTTTTAATCTTAGTAGATTATAGATTAATATTAGATAAACGATAAGTGATTTACCAGAAGCTGTAGGTGATAACAACAAAGTTCTATCTTTTTTAACAGCATGTATAAATGCCTCTCTCTGATAATCTCTTATTTGTATCTTTGGTATTTTTAATGCTTTAAGAAAATTGTCAATATACTTTTCATCTATTTCATTATCTTTTATCTTAGTACCATCAACAATCTGTACTTTGTTTTCGTTACACCAATTAACAATATAAGGATATAGACCTACATAAATTTGACCAGTTGCATAAGAAAATAATCTAATCTTGCCGTCCCATACCTTATTACGATATTGTGGCATAAATTTAAAACCAGGTACTTCAAATGTAAAATACTGTCCAAGTTCTCTTCTAATATCGGCGTCAGCTTCTATTTTAAGATATACTTCATCTTTTTTATCTATAATCAAATATCTTGTTGTCGTCATAAAACTATTTAGAACGATAGGAACCAGGCATTCCTACGTATGGTCTATTATCAAATTTGTTTTTTAATTCACTATTATAATGTAAAAATACTTGTGCATGATTTTTACCTGTAAATGGTAAACGCCAATGTTCAATATCACAACCTCTATAAATGATACCGTCTCCAGGTTTCATAAAAACTTCTCTATCTTCATCATGTGTATTTACCCACATAGGCCAGTTCCAATCTTGTTGATCTTTAGGCAAATTCATTATATCATATCCTAGACATAATGTCATACTTATTTCACAACTTGGTCTATCTTTATGTCTAGCTAATTCTGTACCCTCAGTATATAATCTATGATAAGAATAAGTTTCAGTTAGTTTTAAATCTGTTAATATTTCTAATTGAGGTTTTATATAACACATTAAAGTATCAAATGTAGGATCACCATATTTACTAAAATCACCAAAAGCTTGTGTATCATCAAATACTCCATGATATTCTCTTAGTGTTATATCTTGCATGTCTTTATCCATATTTTCTAATACAGATAATCTATATGCATTTTGTTTAACATAGTTATATAGAAAGTGTGCCATATTTGGCGAAATGATACCCTCTATAGGTAGATAACTATATGCTTCAAAAAATTCTGTTGACTTCATTATTTAAACGGCCTTCCATACATCCACAAAACAAGTGAATATCTAACACCATGTGTAATAGGTGTTACACAATGATACTTATAACTTGGAAAAACAATAACTGTACCGGGTTGTTTTGCCTCATCTATTATTAATTCTTTACTATCATATTTTGTTTGGTGTTCATCTAAAGAAAATTTAAGATCACCACCCATATAATCATCACCACTATTTAAGTTTACAGTTACAGATAATTTTCTTATCTTACCTACTCTATCAGCTGATTGTGTATGTGTAAATCTACCTTTTTCTTCTTTTGTAGTTACACCAGGAATATCTCTTTTTAATTTAGCAAAGTGATCTGAACCACCATCTGGATGCCAACCATAAAATCCACCAGGTCTATAAGTTGTAAATTGTATATCATCAAAACTATCTATATCATATCTCCAACCTGCGTCAAAGTTTGCCTGGTTTACATATTCAACAACTGTAGAATAAATCCAATCATATTTGTTTCTATTCAACCAAGTAATTTCACTATCTCTAATATAAGTTTTATCGTAAATGTTTTGATCGTTTAGACCAAACTCTTTTTTAGCTTGTTGTAAAGTTCTTTCACCTAACGCTAATCTAACATCATCATCTGTTTTTTCTGAATTACCACCAGTAAGACCTGTTACGTCTATACCTTTTTCTTTATCTTGTTCTATTTGTGATTTGCCTATTTCAATAATATTTGAACAGACTTCTTTATCAATAGAGCCACGAAATATCCAGTAATCGTACTTGGTATACATTAGATCGCACCACTAGTAAACTTTCGCCAATCGATTGCATTTTTTATAGTAAATGTTCTATTAGTAATTTGACGTAAAGTTCTATCTAAGAAATCTATTACTGTTGTTAAGTATTCTACTTTTTGTGATAATCTTTGTAAATCTTCATCAGCATTCAGGTACTTATCTATATCTGTTTTTAATATTTTTAGATCAAATGGTTTTTGTGCATATACAGAAGCGTCAGCTTTACCTGTATAATATTCCCATTTATCACGTCTTAAAGTATTTAAGTCTGCTTGAGATTTTGTAAGAAGTAATTTAAACTTGTTTAGGTGTTTTAAATATTTGTTGTGTAATTGAGGCGTCTTTAATGATTCTAAATCTAACTCTGTATCGTTAATTTTTAAATCTTTATCAGCTTCAGTTTGTAATTGTTCTATATCCATAATATCCTCATTATATCACAAAACCCTTAAAATGTAAAGGTTATTATGATGTAGTTAAGCTAGTTGAAGCGGCATTTACATCTGCAAAGTTGTAAATTTTATAACCGAATACTACACTAGCCGTCAAATAATCCACGTCTGTAGGTTGTTGATCGTAATTCAATCCAGTAATGCTAACAGGATATAAGTCTGAAAATCTTACTTCCAATAGAGCATTGTTTTTACTAGACAAAATAGTTAATGTTGCGTCTGAATATGTACCACCATCTTTAGACGGTCCATATTTTGTTTTACCAATAGTTTCTAAACTAGGTACATCTGAACCAGGAAATCTATCTTTACCTGCAGCTAAGATACCTCTATAGTCATTATAACTATCAGAAAATCCTAATCCTCTCATCCAACCATGTATCTCTTGCCAGTTCTCTAAATTTTCATCTACCAAAAACGTCATGTTTAATGGGTCATATGAAAGTTTATCTCCTGGAAGTGGTATATTTTTAAGTGGTGTTGCAAATTCAGCAGTACCTAATGTAATACCAGGTATATTTACAGCTGTGCAAAAAAACTCTACTTTAGGCAGTTTTAAAATGTTAAATTTAAACTGAGTTGGACTTGCATAGTCCAAATTAGTAGGTTGGCGTGAAAAACTATTTGTAGTTGTCATACTTATATTTATCCATCAAATAGGCATAAAAAAAGGGGAAGATTTTTCAACCCTCCCCTTCTTAATTTGGTTAACGTACCAAACAGTATGGATTACATTAAGTTCGAAACTTGAACTCTTCTGTAGTATCTGTTTGAGTTAGCAGAACCAGAACCGTTAATAACAGCTGCGTCACCAGTACCTGCTTCAGCAAAAGGATTTGCTTGTAAGCCGTATCTAGTTTTGAAACCGATTTTCGGTTGGAAAGTGTCTTGTCCAACTGCTCTCACCATTTGTAGTGGAACATATGGGCAATAGAACATACCTGCGTCATAAGGTGAAGTACCTTTATAACCAACTACGAAGTATTGCTTCGCTGTGTTGTTTGCACTATATGGATCTATGTACACTTTAAATCTACCATTTAAAACACCTGCAAAAGTATTACCTGTGTCGTCTACGTTTAGATTATTGTTAAGTGCTGGAGCGTAATCTAAAACACCTGCCATTTGTAATGCACTAGCAACGTCTGAAGAACAGATAATTATGTTACCTTTTCCTCTTCGTGTTCTTTGTGCGATAGCATTTGCTTCTCTCTCAACTTGGAACATTAAACCTTTAAATCTTTCAACAGACCATCTACCGTTTGAGTCAGTATCTAAGTCAAAGATTCCTTCAGTTGTTGTGTTCACAGTACCAGTGTTTGCACTAGCACCTTTTTCAGCGTTGATGTAGATTGTTCTTACAACTTCTCTGTTGATTTCCGCAAGGATCTCAGCAGATAGAATGTTTGCAAGTTCAGTTTCAGCGTCTAAACCATGGATTGCTTTTAAATCTTGTGCAAGTTCCATAGTGTACTCTGCTTTAAGAGCTCTTGACTTAGCTGTTACTGTTGACTTCTCAATTGAGAATGCCATTTCAGCAAAAGCATTACCAGCTGCGTCACCTAGGGCTTCAGCAGCGGCTGTAGTCATACCAGTACCACTTGTGTATGTTCCTGGAGAACCATCGTTAAGCACAGCAGGGTTAGTACCAGCGTCAGCAGTTGATGATAAACCATCAACACTTGAACCAGCTGCATTTCTACCAGAGAAATCAGTATCAGCTGCGTCAAACATAGCTTCAGTACCAGACTGTGAAGTAAATCTACTTCTCATTGCGAAGATAAGTCCTGTTGGACCTGTCATTGGCTGAACGCCAGCAATGTCGTAAGCGATTAGATTAGGCATAGCTCTTCTTACTAGTGAAATAAGGATTGGATCCCAATTACTAATACCAGAACCGGTTGCGTTTGTAGGCGCTGCTTCACTAATGAAAGCTGCGTCTTCTTTTTGTGCTCTTTCTTGGTTTTCCAAGATAACACTTGTAACGGCACGTCTATATGAATCCGTAATCTTTGGTAGATCACCGTGTTCTAAGACTGGCTGCCATTTTTTTTCGTAAGTTTCAGATAAGTACATATCTTATTCTCTCCTCTATCTTATTATTTTGACAACTTAATGTCTTTAGTTTTACTAATAGCGGCGGTATAAGCAGCCATAGCATCGGTCAGATCCACATTTTGTGTATCTTCGCCTGCCGCTACATCATCAAGCTCGCTAGATGTTTCAGATTTTTGTCCAAAATAGCTTTCTGCGATAGTAGCTACTTTTTTCTTAAATTCATCCGCATTTGAAAACTCAACTTCTTCAGCAAGTTTGTTGAATTTTTCTTTATCAGTTTCAGCTAGTTCTTTTGACGCTTCATCAATGATGTCTTGTCTTGTTAACTCACCGTTGTGTTTAGATAATTCTACATTCTTGTTGATTTCTTCGTTAAGTTTACTTTCTAACGTTTCAATCTTAGTGGCTTGATCTTCTAGTACATCATACTTCTCATCCGGAACATCAATGTAATGATCTTCGAATAATTTTTTGAGACCAGATATAAAGTCTTCTGCGATCTCGCCCTTAATTCCACGCTCTATAGCAATTTGGTTTTCTTTCATCCACTCTTCTACCACGTATGATAGATATGAGTCAACTTTTTCAACCATCTCTGCTTTAGCAGCTTCTGTTTCTTCTTTTAACTTCTCTTCATAACCTGCCATCATTTTCTTTTTAGCTTCTTTAACTTTTGTGTTAACAGCAGCTTCGAAAATTGTTGCAGCTTTTGATTTAAAGTCTTCCGATAAATCTTCGTCTTTTACTAATGCGTCAACGTCAGCAGAAACATCTATTTTTTCTTCTTCGATTGCTTCTTCTTTAACTTCTTCATCAGTAGTTTCAGCGATTTTCTCGGCACCTTCTTCAGCTTCGTCTTGCTCTTCTTTTAACTTAGGCATAGGGTCACCTGCACCTGCATTTTTCTGTTGAGCGTCGCCTGAAACTGGCTTAGTTTTGCTTGTTGCGTCAGGATTGTTGTCCGTAGGTTTAGTAACTGCTGGACCTAAATCTTCCGCATCATTTTTAAGGTGCGTAGGTTCAGCCGCCACAGCGTTCTTCTTCGGAGCATCAGCCTGTGGATTAGCTGCATTAGCTTCCACTACTGCTTCGTTTTCCAGCGCCTCAATTTGCTTTTCTGTTTCGGCCATTTGAGAAATCTCCTCTTGTTTATAATCGATTATAAATTTCTTTTTCTTATTAGATATTTATAAAATTAAAGTTTTTTAAGTAACGATTCAAAGACTTTTAGTTTCGCATTTTCTAAACTTCTTTGTTTCGCTTCACGCACTTGTCGTTTCCAGGCGTCTATATCCTTTTCAACAAGTACACCGTTGTCCCACACCCACTCTTTATTTTCCATGATACCTTGAACAAAGGCGTCTGGAGCCGACGGATCTGCGACTATATCAGCTGCTGTCGCAAGGTAAAAGTCATCTTTTACATAATTTGCGCCATTTCGCTGAATTAAAGAACCCATACCTCTACTTGAAACACCAAGTTGAGCACCTTCGTTGATAAGACCTTTTACAATCTTACCGTATGGAGTATCCATAATTTTTGCCTCACCAATAAAATTTGATCCGTCCGGTGAAAGTTTAGTAATCATGTGTGATACACGTTCTAAATTCACAGTTGGTCCATCAGGATGTCCTAACTCACCAAACGCTCTTTTTTTATTGATAAATTCTCTATTATATCTCATCACTTCGTTTTCCAAAATCTCTTTTGGATACACTCGTCCATTTCGGTTCTTAACGTTTGATTGTAAGAACACGCCTTTAATTTTATAACTTTTCTTGCCGTTAGTTTCTTCTACAAGATACTCGGCATTTGAAACTTCTTCGGATATTAATTTCATCTCTCTATTCCTTGTATTACTATTTATAAGGTTTTTTATCTAAACTCTATAATAATCGTGTAATTATCGCCATCTGCAAAGTTCTTAGTTGACAATAAAACATCACCTGTTGGTGTAGTTGAGTTATTAGGTATTTCATTACCACTTGGTCTTAAATCCCAATAACCATTACCACTTAATAATAATGCTGTTGCGTTAGTTTCTCCGTCCCAATGTACTTCAACGGCAGATTTGTTATTATTAGTATTAACTGAATAATATACTTTACTAATCTTTCTATTACCATCTTCGGTCATAAAAGTAAGAGCTGAAGCGTCTACTTTTTTAACTAATGATTCGCCTGTACCGTCTGATAAGTTTGTTAATTTGCAAACGTATTTTACACCAGATGTATCGGCTATAGTCTGTACTGAAACTGTATCTGCCATTGTCTATCCTTAACTTCTCGGTGATCCAACAGCACTAGCTTTTGAAGTAGCGCATGTTATTTTGTCACCAGGATTTTTTTCAATGATAACGGTATTGCCGTTCTCCATATAAAATTGTCCAAGTGTATTGTCATCTGCATCCAAAACTGTACCTGTAACATCAGCAGTTGCTGTCATTCTTACGAAATTAGCTCTACCGATATTATTAGCACTTGGATTATCAATAACACTACCCTTAACTATAAATGTTTGTGCCATTTTATTCTCCTAATTGTTCCTTTAATTCGTTGTCAAAGTAATCAATAATATCTTGTTTGTTTACTTTATATTGTGTAGCAGTTTTATCAACTGCTTCGTCAAAAGTCTTTATTACATCTCCGTCAGGTGATGATAATTTTAAGACAGTTTCAACTGCCTCTTTCATCACAGGTGATAGTGAAGTAAAAGAGTTAGAATCTATTGTTTTCTTTTCTTCAAAAAGATCACTTACTCTCTGCGTCGCCATCTGTCGGTACCTGTGCTAAATTTATTTGTGCTTCACCGTCTTTTTCAGTTGATACAGAACCATCAGGATTAAAAGTTCCTGGATCAGCAATCTCTGGTTTTGGATCACTAAATGATTGTGCCTCAGGTGTTGCATTTGCTTTATTAAATAAAGAACTCGCTAATTCTTTTCTTTTTGTATCTAAAGCGTCTCCGATTTTAGCTCTTAATGCGTCTTTAAAAGCTTCGCCAGCGTCAACATTGTTTCCGTCGGCTACTTGATCTATAAAGTTTTTTACTTGTTCACTCATTTTAATATTCCTTATTCTTTATCTTCCATTTGCATGTCTTGTTGTGGAACAGATATGACACCATCATCAATTTCTTTTTTGATTTGTTTATTCATATCTTCTATTTCTCTTTCGTTTTGTTTTAGAACATTCTTTCTAATATATTCGACTGAAAAATATTTTCCGACATAATCTCTCATTGTATCAGCAAGTCTTAATCTTTCCATTAACAACTCAGTATCTTTTAACTCTGCAAAATGACCGTCTTGTATGAAGTCATATTGTATTGTTTCTTTAATACTTTGCCAATCTTGCTCATTAATGATTTGTTTTAGTACTAACTGAGTTCTTAAAATATCATTAAATAACTCAGTAAATTTCTTTCTAAGTCTTTGTACAAACTTAGTAAATTTAAGTTCATCTCTTGTAATTTCAGTAGAACGACCTAGGCTAAAACCTTGTGATCCTTCTAATCTACTTACAGGAACGTTTAGTGATCTGTATAACTTAGCTCTAAAGTATTCTATATCTGCCGTTTCACCTAAGTTTTGACCACCAGGTAATGTAGAAATATCTGTACCTCTACCACCTTCTCTACTTGGTAACCAAAAGTCTTCTAACATTGACATATAGTTTCTGTCATCTCTGATTTCACCAGTAGAAGCGTCATAGACAAGTTTGTTTCTATATCTTGCCATAACATCTCGTAAGTATTGTTCAGCTTTTGCTTTTGGCAAATTACCAACATCAATCTTAAATATTCTTCTCTCAGGTGCTCTAGCAATTCTGTATATAACTGCCGAGTCTTCGATCATTCTCAATTGATTTGTAGGTTTAATTGCTTTATGTAAATACGATAAAACAATATTTTTATTCTGGTCTATTAAACCAGAAGGACAAAATGAAATTGTGTCCGGTGCAATTTTGATTCCTGTTCCAGATGTAGTACCTGAAACTCCTTTTTCATTAAATAAATAATATTCAACAAATTCATCAACAACTGTCAACATGTTAGGACCTGCACCCTCAGGTCTTTTTTTTCTAACTTCTCTTATTTTTTTGATCTTTCTAGGATCAATGTATTTTAATTCCGTAATACCGTTTTTTGGGTTATCTCTGTCTATAATCTTTTGAAAGTAAATTCTTCCGTCAACATACCATCTTCTAAAAAGGTCATGTCCTTTTGTGTTAAAGTTCATCAACCTTAAACACTCTTTAAACTCATCTTCAACTCTACGTCTAACTTCAGTACCATAAGGTAGATTGCTGATGTTTACACGTACAGCATCCTTTAACTCGTTAGACACTACTGCTTCGTTGATGATGTCCTCAATTGCCATATCACACTCGGGGTGTAAGGCAATTTCTCTATATCTTCTAATTAAATCCGCTTCACTTTTAGCAGTACCCTCCATATCAAGGTACTGACCAAAATAACCACCAGCGGCGACGGTTTGTGTACCGTCATCCGCTTGTGTTGTTGTAAAGCTTTGTTTTGGATCGATCTCTTTTTTAGATCGTGTAATAGAAAATCCAAATAATTCAGCCATAACTAATTTCTCCTATTAATACTTATCCAACTATTAAGTAGTTGTTCTTGTTTCAAAGTATTGATATTCAAATGTAACTTCAAATGTTTCTATCTCATCTGTTGTATCGTAACTTAACCCAATCGCACCTATATCCGTAGGGAATAATCCTCTAAGTGTATATGGTTTGATTGTGTTACCGTTTCTGTCTAAATGATCCACAAAAGCGTCAACTTGATAGTCTGCTGGATTTGTTAATCCCTCATTATCTGTCATGTTGTTGATACCGTTCTGCCATCTTTCGAAAGCATCCCTTAATCTAAAGTTTGTGTCATTATAACATGTTACGGACCAACTTGCAATAGTTCTATCGCCTGCGATTTTGATTGGTCTACCTCTGAAATTTACAGGTATTGTACCAATACTCATAGCAGGAATAGATGTTGCTTTTGCTAAGAAAGCCAGTTCTTCTATTTCTCCACCTAACTGTGCGTAACCAGGAAAAGGCATTGTAACCTTAAATTGGTTGGCTCTAGCGCCACCGCCAGCTAGTTTAGCTTTGAAATCATTAATGTTTGCCATTTTATTTCTCCTCTAATCCTTAACCAGCGACTTCTTCGAAAGCCACACCAGTTCTTGTTGCAACGAATTTTAATGTGATAAAGTTAATACTTCTAGCAGGTTTTACAAAAATCTCCGCTAAAAATTCATTTCTATCAATTACTTCGCCTGTGTTGTTAGTTTCATCACACACTACTAAAAAGTCTGTGATACCACGTCTACCTTGTACTTCTCTTAGGAAAGGTTCTACAATGTTTCTAAAGTTTGCTCTTGTAAATTCATCATTGAACTCAAAAAGTTGAAACTTAGAAGCAGTAGCAATTGCCTTTTCTAAAACGATAAACAATCTTCTTACATTTATTCTGTCAAAAGCACTTGGACTTGCAAGACCAGTTTTATCTCCAAATAATACAGTACCTTGACCTGGGA